AAAGTCATGGGTAATTTAAGACTATCGGCTATAGGAAAACCTGACCGGCAGTTGTGGTATAATGCTAACAGCAAACAACTAGATACCCCTATAAAACCCAGCACTAAAATTAAATTCTTATATGGGTATATCTTGGAGGAACTTCTTCTTCTCTGTTCTTCTATTGCCGGTCATGAAGTTACTGACCAGCAGAAAGAGGTGGAGTTAGAGGGAGTGAAGGGACATCAGGACTCATTGATTGATGGTGTTCTGGTGGATTGTAAAAGTGCGTCAGGCCCAGGCTTTCAGAAGTTTAAGAATAATTCATTAGCTTATGAAGATCCCTTTGGATATATAGCTCAAATCTCAGCCTATGCCGAAGCCAATGGTCTGGATGAGGCGGCTTTCCTAGCTATAGATAAGTCTACCGGAGAGATTTGTCTTTCCAGAGTACATTCAATGGAGATGATAAATGCTAGAGACAGGGTAAAGTATCTTAAAGATCTTGTTCAGCAGAGTAAAACACCTAGTCGTTGTTATGAGGCTGTGCCGGATGGTAAGTCTGGTAACCACAAGCTTGCCGTTGGGTGTGTTTATTGTTCTTACAAAAAAGATTGTTGGGCTGATCTTAATAATGGAAATGGGTTACGAGTATTCCAATATGCCAGAGGAAAAAGATTCTTAACACATGTTGCTAAAGAGCCTGATGTCCCAGAGGTATTTAACTGGTAATGCATTGGCAATATGAGAGGAAGCCAGACCTGTCTCAGTTTGGCTTTGTCTACCGTATAACAAATAATCAAACTGGCAAAGCTTATATAGGCTGTAAACAATATTATCATTACAGAAAGTATAAGGGAAAGACTAGAAAAACTGAATCAAACTGGAAGTCCTATATGGGTTCCAGTAAACATTTATGTGAAGACATCAAGAAAATTGGGAAGACTAAATTTTCTTTCCACATCTTGGGTGAGTTCAAGAATAAGAGAAGTCTAAGATATTATGAGTGTTATTTTCAAATGAAACATAAAGTATTAACTTCTACCTTGGAAGGATCAGATGAACCTGCCTTTTATAATAATTATGTGGGCGGTAAATTTTACAGGCCGGTTCAATGTTACGATGAATGTTAAAGTATCAGCACGATCTATCTATGAATATACAAACAAGAACCCTCATCGAAGTTTGTATGTAGCTATTATAGTACAAGCTTTATTGGATGCTTCAAGACCTGAAGATAAATATGAATCCAGTGAGTCTAAAGAGATAAGAGAGGAAGCGCATGAATGGTTCTTCTGTTCTTGTCAGGACTTTAACATTATATGTGATTATGCAGGATTTGAACCAGTAAAAATTAGAAAATTTGCTTTAAAGGTTATTAACTCAGGAGAAACTGAAGATGGAAAAAGAAAACTTGTTAGTTCACTCATCTACTGATCCTCTAACTAAGCAGGTTGGTGGGTCACATTACAAAAGCTGTGGTATCCAGCCAGTAGAATACATTCATGCCAATGACTTAAATTATTTTGAAGGTAATGTTATTAAATATATTACCAGACATAGAACCAAAGGAGATGGAAGAAAAGATATAGAAAAAGTTATACATTATGCAGAGTTAATTCTTCAATTAGAATATGGTGACAAAGACTCTCAATTAATCTTTAATCTTTCAAACAAAAAAGGAATTGTTTAATGATGACCAGTTATGGGCCTAAAATACCTGTGTGCGAATCATTACATGCAATGAAATATAGATTGCCTAACGAAAGCTTTGAAGAATCCAAGGCTAGAGAGGCAGCAGCAATGGGAGATAGTGATGAACACAGAAAACAGTACAAAGATATTATCTTGGATCAAAGGTTTATGGCGGCGGGTAGAGTACAGGCGGCTATGGGATCGCCAAGGAATGTTACGGCGTATAATTGCTTTGTTAGTGGCCTCATTGAAGACTCTATGGATTCGATTATGCAACGAGCCTCTGAAGCTGCTGAAACAATGCGTAGAGGAGGGGGGATTGGCTATGATTTCAGTCGTATTCGCCCTTGTGGTGATAGGATTGTGTCTCTTGATAGCTCTGCCAGCGGTCCTGTATCATTCATGCACATATATGATGCAGTATGTCGCACAATTCTTTCGGCGGGACACAGAAGAGGGGCAATGATGGGAGTTCTGCGTGTGGATCATCCTGACATAGAGGAGTTCATACGAGCCAAGAAGAACGACAACCAGCTAACCAATTTTAATATTTCTGTGGGTGTGACAGATGAGTTTATGGATGCTGTATCCAAGAACAAACCTTTCATGCTCCGGTTTAAGAACCAGAATCATGGTGAGATAGATGCCTCTATGCTCTGGGATGAGATCATGCGTAACAACTGGGATTGGGCAGAGCCTGGGATTCTATTCATAGATCGTATCAATGAGAATAATAATCTTCATTACTGTGAAGTTATAGAAGCAACTAACCCTTGCGGTGAACAGCCCCTTCCTCCCTTTGGAGCCTGTCTACTAGGGAGTTTTAATCTTGTGAAGTACCTAACTGTAGTAAACAACCCTTACCTTACTGAAAAAGAGGAGGAGAACTACTTTAACTTCAAACAACTCAAGGAGGACATCCCTCATGTTGTTCGTGCTATTGACAATGTTATTGATAGGACTGAGTACCCTCTTGATGCTCAGTCTAAGGAAGCAAAGAGGAAACGTAGGATGGGGCTTGGTATTACTGGGCTTGCCAATGTTTTAACTTTGCTGGGCTTTAAATATGGTTCTCTTGAAGCAGTTAAATTTACTCGTAAAGTTATGAAGACCTTAACGTATGAGGCTTACAGCGCCAGTGCCGATCTAGCCACAGAGAAAGGAAGCTTCCCATTCTTCAAACCTAACTATCTGGACAGTGAGTTTGTCAAAAGCTTTCCGAAAGATTTACAGGACAAGCTGCGTCAATGTGGTATGAGAAATAGCCATCTTATTTCTGTTGCTCCCACAGGTACTATTAGTTTTACCGCTGACAATATCAGTTCGGGTATCGAACCTGTGTTTGCATTGGAGTATGACCGTACAGTACAGACTGAGGAAGGCACTTCCATCATTAAGATGCAGGATTATGTCTATCGTAACTACGGTTTGAGATGTGAGGTATCCGGTGATCTTAATGTAGATGATCATCTGGCTATGCAGATAGCAGTACAGCCCTATGTAGACTCTGCTGTTAGTAAAACTATCAATGTAGGCGATAGTGTAACCTTTGAAGAGTTCAAGGATGTCTATATCAAAGCATGGAGAGGAAAGCTCAAGGGAGTTACAACCTTCAGAGCAGCAGGTAAACGCTATGGTATTCTTAATGCTGTAGAAGAACAGGAAGGCATGGCTTGTTTTGTTGACCCAGGAACCGGCAATAAAGAATGTGGATAATATTTAAAAAAAGCTTGACAAGTTATTAAAAGTATAGTATACTATACAGATAGAATGCCAATAATGGGTTCTATAATATCTTGCTTGAAAGGAGATATATTATGAATGTAACACTTGAATGGGACAAGAGGTTTTCTGAACTTGCTCCTCATAACTCTTTTAATAATTTTCAAAGATGGTCACTTGGCTATGATAAAGTATTTAGAGCTATGGTGGAAGCAACAAAAATAGGTTCTCAAACCTATCCTCCTCATAATCTTATCAAGGAGTCTGAAACTGAATATAGGTTAGAGCTTGCAGTTGCGGGGTTTAAGCAAGAAGATGTGAGTATAGTTCAAAAAGAATTAGAACTAACCATCAGCGGCACTAACAGCAATAAAGAAGAAGAGAAGAATGTTCTTCATAAAGGGATTGCCAGTAGATCATTCAGCAAAACCTTTTATCTTTCTGATAGAATTGAAGTCACTGAAGCTTCTTTTAAAGATGGAATGATTATAATTAAACTTAATCAAAATATTCCAGAAGACAAGAAACCTAAATTCATAGAATTTAAATAACAACGTGGGGAGATAGCCATCACTGATGGTTGTCTTCCCCTTCTTTTGTGAGGAAACAAAAAATGATAAGTGAGAATAAAAGTATACCTACAATTTATATTGGGTATGATCCTAGAGAAGACGAGCCATATGAAATATTAAAATATACAGCATTAAAACATGCATCAGGACCATTAAATGTTTATCCTATTAAACAGCATTTGTTAAGACAAATTGGTTTATATAGACGAGCATGGCAGCTTGGCAGTAGTAGGCTACCAAGTGGTAACACACCTAAAGAAATTCAACATCGTGATGAAGCAGATGGACGACCATTCGCAACTGACTTTTCCTTTTCACGATTTCTAACTCCATTCTTACACAGATTAGAAGGATGGGCATTGTTTATGGATTGTGATATGTATTTTAGAAGTGATCCATTAGAGTTATTTGAAAAGTACAATGATCCAAAATATGCATTGTATTGTGTTAAACATAATCATACCCAGGCAAGTAATGAAACTCACAAAATGTATGGGAACGAACAGTATCAATACAATCGCAAAAATTGGTCATCAGTAATGTTATTCAACTGTGAGCATGAGGCACACAAATATCTAACCGTAGATGATGTTAGTACAAAAACTGGCAGATGGTTGCATAGGTTGATGTGGATTGAAAACTATGCCCAAGAAAAACAAGATACCGGAGTTATGCTTAATTTTAATGACTACATAGGAGAGTTACCAGAAGAATGGAACTGGTTGGATGGACATTCACCAGAAGATATTGATGCAAAAAATGTTCATTTCACAAGAGGCGGTCCTTGGTTTAGAGGACAAATATGGGAACCACTTGACAAGCAATCTGAAATATATGCCCAAGAGTGGGAGGCTATTAAAGAGGAGTGGCAAGCAAATGAAGACTAATCGTTTTGCCAAGGATGTTGATGGCCTATTGATAGGAGAACGTGGTGAAGAAACGAAATAGAATATATAAAATATTTATTGGGTATGACCCCAAAGAACATATAGCTGCCACAGTACTTGAA